TACTCAAATCTTCTAGGCCCTAAGTTTGGTACATTTATACACACACCTGGTGTAAACGATTGGAAGCAAGGAAAAGTTGGATAATCTTTAATGTCTTCATATTGATTTAAACCTGGTATACTAGAATCTGATCCACCTAATATTCCGTTAGTAAAATCTATATTATCTCCTACAAACCAAGAATGTAGATTGTCATAATCATTAGCAGACACAAAACTCTTGTCATATTCATAAACTACACTACCACATTTACTTCCTCTTTTACGTCTACTAGCCCCAAACCTAATTCTAATTATAGATCCCGCTGGCACATCCCAATCTTCATATGGAAGGTTACCAGGTGCAATAGGTGCAGTACTATCAAAATCTTCATTTTCTAAACTACAGGAAACCAGCGCTCTTGGATAGCTATCTGCACCTTTACCTTCTTCTTCTATAAAAGCATTTGGAGGTTTATTAGCTGCAAAATTACCAGGCTTTAATTTCATGTAAGTTCCTGTAGGTTGACCGCACACGCCTGAAATAGTATTACCAGCAGCATTTTTTGTACATAAAAAATCTTGCGCTTCACTGCCAAATCCTAGAACCTTAGTTGAAGTACAGTTTAAAACAGGACCGTTAGTGTCTCTTTTTAAAAATAATGTATCATTGTCTTTTACTTTATCTCTATTGTCTCCATCCAATAAATAGTAAGCATCACCTGTTTCTTCTTCTCTAAAAAATATATTACTATAAATTGTTCTATATAGTCCTTTTGATTCTTTTATAACAAACTTATATTTTGTTGCCCAATAAGGAGGGTAGCTATTAAGAGTTACACGAATATTGTTTTTTGTAATTGACCTGTCGCAAGGAACAAAAACTGTATTTTCTGTGTCCACTAAAGCTGTACTAGATCTTCCATATTCATCCATGTATACTACTCCAACCTCATAATCTCTATTGCTGTGTAAAGATTTTTTAGAGGAATCTTGTGCATATAATCCTTCAGCACTAACACATTGTAAATACTCATAAACAATTTCTACAGGGGTAACAGGTTGTCCTGTAACTTGATCATATAATTGATATTGCATGGCAGGAATTACAATACCAATTTCTGTGCTTCCTTGATTTGCAATAATCTGAAACCCTTGTGGATTTGCATTAATACCAAAGCCTATCTTTTCGTATCCTACTTGAGTTACAACACCGCAAGTAAATATATCTGTTAAGGACGTGCCCTGAGGTTCTGTGCCTCCAAAAGCTGGAAAACATGGATTGTCTGCGATTGGCACAAAAGAACTAATTGCGTCCTGAAACTCAGGGCTAGTAGCTAAATCAAATACATCTGTGTAGTCTCTTTGTAAAACAAATAAGAATGTATCTTCAAATGAATTTAAAGGCTCGGATCCATTTACATAATTAGCAGTGTCACCACCAAAAGATGCGTGTATAAAGTTAAAGTTAAAACCTATCTGAGCTCCTTCTTCTAATATTACTTGATCTCCTCCAAAATCAATTGTAAATTTAGCATTAGTAATAGTTGTTGGCACATCTATAGTGTAACTTTGATCTGACAAAGTTGCTATAATCTCATCAGCTGATAATTCTTCGCTAATTAACTCTAAATCATAATCTAAATAAATAGGCGCACCATCTGTATTTACAATATCGAAACCATCAACGTAATTACCATACATCAATCTGTTACCCATTATTGTTTGTGCTTGAGCTTTCAAAGGAACATTGTCGTATAGTCTTAACAACTGCTCTTCAGGCAAAGTTGTGTATATTTTTTTATTAGTAAAAGTTATTGTTTGTTCTGTGTTATCTAGCCAACCTTCGTTTACTTTGTTAAATCTTTCAATTACATTAACACTCTGACTTGTGCTAAATTTAAAACAAACATCTACATCTATTACGTTTCTTCCACCTGTTTCAAATGTAACGTCAACTGTGTTAAATATGTTTCTCATTCCTTCTTGATTATAAGTTTGATAATCAAATTGAAATGGCCCAGGAGTAAAAGCATATTGAGTAAATGGAGATAAAGCAGAATACTCACCATCTTCATACTGCCATCTATATGCAAAACTTATAAGAATTTCTTCCATAAAGTTTTCACCACCACCAATATTGTATTGAGATATTTCGGGAGCGTTTAATGGTGGAGCTAATATAACTCCAATATCTTGCTCAGTAACTTGATCTACATCTGCATTATCAGGACTTAAATAAGTTCTGGTTACATTAATTTTTCTGGGTGGATTTAAGTTGTCTGTAAAAAACAATAAATCACCAATTTTATTAACTCCAGTTACTAAAAATTGTTTGTCAAAATTTAATACACTTGTAGAAATAACGTGGTATACTAAAACAAAAGTTCTGGTGTTATATGAAACAATTAAATCTACTTTATTAGTTGCACTACTTGTGTTTGCAGGATCAGTTACAAACCAATACATAGTTTCTTCACCACCATCTTCAAAAGCTCCTATACATTTAGCTTCTGAACTTAAAGGAGCTCCTTTGAACTCTAAAGAAACAAGCTCTTCATTCCCCTTTGAATTTTCTACAGCACCAATTTCAGTGCCTTCAGTAGAACCTAACCTAACGTTTAAGGCATCTACATATTCACCATTAGGAACTAGGCGTTCATCCACGCCTTTGTTCATTCGACCTTTTATAAAATTCCTTTGAACTTTGGGCATATTACTTTATCCATTTAGCACGCCCTCTTAGATTCATTAATAATCTTCCTGGGTGTATATTACTTAATCTTAACTTAGCGTTTCTTAAAAGCGCTGATTTTTCTTTTCTAACTCTATTAATTATGTATTCTTGAACTCCGATTTTGCTATTTAAAATAACATATTTCATGTAAGCATAAATAAACTCTTCAAACAATTTGTTTACACTAACATTAGAGTCATCTCCTTTTTCCATTCCATCAGAAACATATTCTAATACACAAAGCTCGTTTGCCATATCAGAACTAAAATTAATTACACCCGCTTGTTTGTTTAACTTAAATGTAGGATTTTGATTCGCTGTTTCTGTATTTAAACCATACCTTGCGCCTATAGGATATTCAAAATACCATAACCCATTATAAAAGTATCCTTCTTGACCATGATACTCACTAAGTTCATTTAAATAAATTGTTTTCTTTTGATTTAAAATCCTTTGCATATCAAGTGTAGATGTCGATGGCTTTAATATTTGCCCATCGTGATCAAACAATATTCTACAACTATTATCTTGCAAATAAGCATCTGCCCAGTTTGTTTGAATATTTTCACTTAACGGTAATAACAATCCGTCTTTATATAATGATATTCTAACCCAATTGACATAGTCGGGAGGTAAAACATATCTCAAAGTATCACAAACTTGTAATTCTAAAATTTTTATTTCTTTTAAAGAATCGTAATTTAATTCTTGTATAGCTCGTTTTGCGTGAAACCTTATGTTATATTTTTCTACATTATTTATTAGCTTATCATTCCCAACATACATTAATATAAAATTAGTTACAATTTCATCCAATGAAACATATTGATATGAACCCCAGTTTTCATTTTCTGGAGCGTTGCCGCTATTTTCGTAATATTGATAGTCTGTTAAAAATGCCATAATTATTGTCCTTCTTGGTTATTAGCTTCAGTTTCTTCTGCTTTCCCAAATGCAGCAACAGTGTTGTCTCTTATAGATACACCAGCGTATTGTAATATCTTATTTATTAAGTTTGGCGCATCTGATTCTGGTAATTCAAAATCCTGATAGTCAGGATTACTTTCATCAAATGATGGCTCTTGATTCACGCCAATTTGAACATACGTCCAGTTAGGAACTCTAGGGTATCTTATATACTGAGTAATAACCATACCTTGTGTGCCTATGCTGTCAGGATATACTGTAACAGTATTTCCAAAAGTGCTGGATGATCCAGCTGTTCCATCAGCTCCTCCCAAAACATATGCAGGATACATAGTTGTTGGATAAGTTAAAGGGCTGCTATTTAGATAAAATATTTTATTTTGAGAAACCCTTTCTATTTCTCTTATTGTTGATGGAGTAGTTGATACTATTGCATAATCAATACCTACCAAATCAAAAATATCATTACTCAACTGTATAACAGTAGGAGAAACTACTCTAGTTACAAAAGCAGCCAAACCTGTTACATCATTACTTACTAAATCTCCCACCACAATATTATCAGTCACAAAATCTGCATTTGCATCTTCTAAAGTATTTGCCACAACGTTTGTTGTATTACCAGTGGTTTTTATAGTATTATAATAATTAATCTTATTAATTAAATAATAATTTTCTGGTAAATCATATAAAGAAGATCCTCTATATATTAAAGCTCTTGTAGCAGAAAAACTATCTAATACTTCCTCTAAGCTTTTTACAATATCAGCATAACCTGTACCAGATTGCCTAACATTCTGTTTTACATTCCAAGCATTGTATTGATAAAAATAATCTTCAAATATATCTAATTGAGCTTGTCTTGCATAAAGGTTAAAATCATTAGGAGTTATATATCCAAAATTATTTTTATTGGCAATAGAAAGCACAGTATTTCTTACTTCATTTATCATGGTAAATTTAGTTTGTACAAAGATAAGAAAAAAAAAGAGGCCTCTTTTTTTGAGGCCTCCTGGACTAATCTAGTTTTGATTCCAATATTCGCAGAACCTCTATCCCTTCATCGCTTTGTAAAAACGATGCTAAAATAAATAAAGGATCTTCACCATACGGAACAGTTAATAGTTTGTTTTTGTTTCCTTTCAAATTATAGTAAACATCTTTTTTGTTCTTTAAAACAAGAAGTCCTTCGCTAAAGAATTTAGCACACTTGTTTTGTAATGACAATAATGGATCATTAATTGACTCCATAAATTCACCTGGATATCTTTTAGCAAATAATCTTACATCTCTTTTTAATTCAGCAGAAGTCATTTTTTCAATGTTCAATCCTATTACAACTCTTGCTATAGTTTCTAACATTTCAACGTCTAAATCTTTTGCTAATACTTGAGCTTCTAAAGCTAAATCTAAGTTCTCAACTTCAGCTGAAGCATCTTGTTCTTTATCTACCTCAACAAACTCTTTTCCGTTTGCAGGATGATAAGATAAAAACTCTTGTAATATTTGATTTTGCTTTGGAACTCGTAAGAATCCATCTTCAAAAACAATTGGCTCTAACAAAACATTTCCGTCTTGCTCATCCTCAAAAATACTTTTTTGATTTTTAGCATAACGAAGAGATCTGTTAACTCCTGTTTTTTCGTCAAAATATAATAATGATTTTCTCTTTGTATTTCGAGAAGGTATTGTGTAGCTCAATGGAGCTTTGTCTTTGGTAAGTTTGTAGGTTTTATCTACAAATATGTTTTTATTTTTTTTCATTTTATTTAATTTAAATTTTATTAAAAAGAAATGAGGGGCCTTGCTCCATGCTTCGGCCCCTATTCCTATAATCTATATCCTAGTTAGTAAAGATAAAGAAGTTGTTCGCTCCTAGAGTACATAAAGCTCTTTCAGATAGGAAGTTAACTTCCATCGCATCTAATGACGATGTAGCTGCTCCACCTGCTGAACCTGTAATCCAAGTCTTGTAACGTCTGTCTTCAGTTTCTGAAGCTCTATATCTAACGTGTAAGAAAGGTCTCTTAGCGTTTTTACCTAATACTTGATCGTATACAGTTGTTGAGCCTGCAGGTACTAAAATACCATTGATAGCTCCACCAACAATGTCACCTCTCATAGTAGGATCGTTAAGATATTTCCAATCAGTTTTATAGAAGTCATATCCTCTTCTAAATCCTGAGAAACCTAAATTTAACGCCATTTCCTCATCATTGTCAAAAAGACCATATGATGTTCCAGCTGGATTACCATATGAGTTTTGAGACGCTAACATATCGTCAATGTCAAATCCAAATTCTCTGTTTACGAAAAGTACATTTTCTTCGATAGAACCTTGCTTGTCTAATCTCTGAATAATTGCATCAAAGTCAGCTAAAGTAGTTGGGTTACCACCACTCCAAACATTTCCTCTTTCCTCAACTACATAGAATAAACCTTCAGAACCTTTGTTACCAACACCTGAAGCTACTCCTGCTGCAATAGCAGCTGCTCCTGAACCTGGTGCTGCTGGTACTGCTTCTACCATTGCAGTCTCAAGATAATCTTCAAATCTTAATCTTGTTTCGTGCTCTGATTTTAAGTACCATAAATATCCTGTTGCTCCGTTTTCTGTAGTTACTTCAATCCATCCAATCTGTGCCATGTCAGATCCTGATACTGCGTATCTGTCTTTGATGATGATTGGTGAATTTTCGAAAATGAAATCATCAGCTTCTAACTGACCTTCCATTCCGATAGCTCCTTTTTGGAACTCTGAACCATAAATAAATAGTGAACATTGTACACCTGCAGCCATCGACTGACCTGCTGCTTCATAATATGCTACATCTACAGTTCCTAAAGCTGTATCAACTGCTGTAACGATTGCTTTGTTACTGTTTGTTGAGTTTAAAGAACTATCTGATAACATAATTGTTTGTCCAACTCTAATAGCGATTCCACCTGAACCAGGTACTAATACGTCATTAATAGTTAGTGTAGCTGTTAGAGAAGCTGCTGCTGCTCCAGATGTAACGTCTACATATTTAGTATGTAATCTTCCTTGCTCTGCCCATTTAATAAGGTCAGAGTTAGAAGGCATTTCAGCGCCTACCATTCTTAAGAATGATGCTACTGTACGATTACCATATCTTTCAAATTCTTTTTCATATGTATCTGGTAAATACTGGTTTAAGAAATCGAAATTGGTAATGTAGTTTGTCTGTAATAAAACCTGTTCCGAACTTGGTTGTAAGTCAAACCCAGGTACTGCATTTACTGGCATAATTTCTAATTTTTAAATGTTTATTTCTTTTTACTTCTAATTCTCAATCCTCTACCGCTTGTATCAGAAATATGTCTAGCCTTAAATCCAGTGTCGCCAATTGACTGAGGCGTTTGCCTTATATTCATGTTGATGTTTTTACTTTTCTTCGAAACATCTCCAATTGCATCTGCCTTGCCTTGCTCATAAAAATATTGAGCAAATTTTTCGGGATTCATTGCAACGCTAATTGCTTTATGCCACCCTCTAGCATCACTAATTAAACCATCCTCTCCAACATAATTTCTTACAAAATTATCTAGGTTAGATTGTTTGGCTTTCATTTCTGCAGCATCCCCGTATGCGTATGATATTTTTTTATCTCCTACATTGAACTCAAAACCTTTGAACTCGGAATCAAAAACTTTATCAGTTTGCTTCAAAAAGTATTCGCTCTTTTTACGAGCTGCTTCTTGGGCGCTTTCAGATTGTTTAAGAGCTTCTCTATATGCTTTTAATTCTTCAAGATCTTTTTTTGAAATCTGACTCCCACTTGACTCAAGAGGAATCTTGTATGATTCACTAAATTCTTTAAGATATTTTCTAGCTTTAGAAATCTCTCTTTTCTTTGATATATTCTTTTTCTTTATTTCTTTTTCATCATCTAACTCTTTATCATAACCGAACTTATCGTCCATAAGATACTGAATGTCATCAGAATCTAAATCTTCTTCAGTCAAAGAATAATATTCTCTCAGGATTTGATCGTCTGAAAACTCTGTATAATCTCTATTAGCTTTTACAAAGTCCTGAAAACCTCTTCCTGTATTTTTTTTAAAATCCAAATATTTAGACACATCTTCAGGGAGTGGTTCATTTTTTTCTTTTTCAACAAACAAATCATCCACAGAAGATATATCCTTATTATATCTATTTTTAATATATGAAAGAACATCTTCGTCTTTTATAGTTGGACTTTCAACTTCCGACTTATCATCGGTACTTTGTTCTACAGCTTGCTTTTCAGCAGGTTCTGTAGCAGTTGGTTCTGTTGCTTCAACAGCATCAGAATTTTCTTCTTCATGCTTTTTAAGTAGTTTTTCCTCTACTTCCTGTACAGACTTTTCTTCTACAGGATTTACTTCTTTTATTTTTAATTCCATTTTATTTAATTTTTTACAAAGTTAATACTAAATTTAAAACAATTTTTAAGCCTATCTTGGCTCAAATTCTGCTAAGTCAAACCCATCTAAACTGTCTTCGTTAGACTCAAACTTAATAGGTGGGGTATTATTTTTACGTTGTTGTATGAGTTGAGATTGCTGCGAATTTCCTTGAGTAATTCGATCCGCTTTTGCTTGCTCTCTTTTTGCCTCTCTTTTTGCTAAACCATCTTGCTGTACACCTTGAAGCTGCATTTGCAAGTTAAACTCTAACTTCATAAGTTCAGATTTAATTGCTGCTTCACCTTTCATTTTTTCTATAGCATACTGAGCTTTTCCTTGTTCAATTTGCATTGAAGCTTGAGTTTCCATTTGTAGCTTTTTCATTGCAGTTTGTGCTGCCATTTGCTGTGATTGCATATTGATTTGTGCTTGTTGTTGTGCAGCCGCAGCTTTAGCCTGCTGATCTTGATCTTGTTTAGCTTTTCTTCTAACCTTTAACATTTGATTAGCAAGCTTTATATTTTTTATCTCTCTAATATCAATAGCGTCTTCAAGATTAATATCGTTTTTAGATAACGCCATTTGTATATTGTCCTCTA